TTGTGATCGAGCATATGAACGTGCAAAAAATATTGTAAACTATAAAGAGGCAGTAGTTCCATTTCCTAGATTTATGATGAACTCTCTTGAAAAAGTAAAGACAAGTTTACAGAAAATAAAAAATAGACCTAGAAAGAATTAAGGATGCTTCATTTGCATATATATGAAACAAGTAATTGTTATCTTCGGACTACTAAGTTCGTTACTAATACCTACGTCTACACAGGCAATTGAAGATTTACGTCTAGAACCTGATCCTGAAGTATGGGTTATGTCCGTAGAAATTTGTAAAGACTTTCCGCCTGAAGTTCAAGACGCAGTAGATCGAGGAGTAATATTTTTAGGGGTACAATGTAAATGGTTTGGAGTAGGTACACACAGTCTAATTCAAGAGGATGACTTGGCAGCATGGCCGACATATCAAGATTGTATGGACTCTCCTATTGAGATACCAGATGGATTTACCTTGAACAAGAAGTTTTGTCAATCTGTAAAAGAGTTCAGTAACTAATGAATAGTAATGAAGTTGTAACTTTAACTGACGCAGCTAAAAACTATCTGCAAACTATCTGCGAAAAAGAAGATCAGACATACGTACATTTATCGGTAAAGGGTGGTGGATGTGCAGGTTTTTCATACCAGTGGAAATTTACCGAACGTCCAGAACAACTTGATGAGGTGATAGATATAACAGACAAGAATAAGCTTGTTCTGGACGGTATGTCTTTGTTGTATTTAATGCACATGAATATTGATTATAAGCGAGATATTGCTGGAGCAATCCTACAACTTGAGAATCCTAATGTTGCGTCTAGTTGTGGCTGTGGTGAATCATTTAATGTATTGTAAATAGGGAGAATATAAAATGCCAAGAAAACTAGGAACAAAGAAGTAAATGTGGGGTCTAGTATTAAGAGGGGGGAAATTGATAGTCAAACAGGGAACGAAAGGTGTGTTTAAGACACAAGACGCAGCAAAGGCTTATGTCCGACTAATAAATAAGTTTACAGAGCAAGCATCTGCATCCAATCCACAGGCACTAGATTTACCTGCAACGGGATTTATGCTGAAATATGTTGTGCCAGTTCTATTACCTGCAATGGGCATAGCACATTTGGCTGATAAAGACTCTGATGCTGATAAAGACTCTGATACGAAACGATCTCCCGGTTCTCGTGGGGGTCGTATTGAATCTGGAACAAATAAGAAATCTTCATCTAGAACGAAAACAGAATATCGAACAGGTGGTGCTATAAAGCGTACATCTCGTAAGACTAGTACCGTGCGTAAAGGCGGTGCTATAAAACGTAGGAAGAAATAATAGATATGTCTAATACTATTTTCGACAATATCAAGAAAAGACTGGCAGCATTTCTTAAGACGTTTGGTTCTAAAGACACGTTGAATGAGCAACAGACGGAGATATGGAAAAGACTTTTGAGTGAGTTAGAGGAAGCAGCAAAAGCACAGGAAAAAAAAGCACCTACTGCGGAAAGTGAACTACGTAGAGGTGGCACTGTAAAACGTAAGCCTCGTACTCGTAACTTGCGTAAAGGTGGTGCATTGTTATTTGGCATGAAACATGGAATAAAAAAGTAGGGGAATATGCCTCCATATGTAACTCAAACAGACGCACCTAACGAGGTAAATATAAAAGCTACCTATGACTCTTATATTCAACGTGGTGATAAACCTGCATGGTGGAATATATCTAAGTATGGCGATTGGCCGCCACCGTCTTATGATGTATTTCGGATTAATATGATTGCAGCTACTGGAAAGAAGTCAGGACTAGCAAAAGGTGGTACTGTAAAACGCAAACGAAGTAAACTGCGTAAAGGTGGTGCATTGTTATTTGGAATGAAGAAATAAGGAAAATCTAATATGCCCCATTTTCCACTTAGGAAAACTCATGCTACGTCACTTCCAGAAGGTATTGGCGATATAATTCAATGGCTGACTGGAAATGCACAAGAACCAGAACCGGAAAAGCCAATAAATTTAGTATATCCGGTATTCCGGTGGGTGATAAAAACTGTAGCGGCAGAGACAGGCAAAAATATACGTAGTACGTTTAATCGTTTACTACGGGAGGGCGCATTTGATCCATCTTATTTTAAAGTAACCGGAGATTTGAAAGAGTATCAAGCGAGGTTAGAAAAAGAAACTAATTCATTACCTACGAAAACAAGTACCACAGCATTAAAAGATGTTCCAACGGCACCATTATCTACTAGAACAAATAAACTACGTAGAGGTGGCACTGTAAAACGTAAGCCCCGTACTCGTAACTTGCGTAAAGGTGGTGCATTATTATTTGGAATGAAACATGGAATAAAAAAGTAGGGGAAAAGTATGGGACGTACAACACCACCAAATAGAGGATGGTCCGTTAAGGAAGATTCAGAAAATATTAGGGACTTTCTTAAGGCAGCATGGAAGTATTATAAAACACATGCACAAGAAACAAGAGAGAGTACAGTTAGATCGTATCAGGTAAATCCGAAGATAGCTACTACGGATAGGACTAAGGAGGATACGACTATTCGGGATGCTGTAGTAGCATTAGGTAGCTTTATAGCGAAAGGTCTTCCGCCACCTGCGTGGATAAAAAATCTTGTAACAAAAGTGGACAATGATATAGGCGACGATAAAAGATTTATTGAATTTCTTAAAGCTACAGTAGGTACACAATTTAGAACTTTGCCACCTCTTGAATCCGCCGGATATCGAAAAGGTGGTACTGTAAAACGCAAACGAAGTAAACTGCGTAAAGGTGGTGCTATAAAGCGTACATCTCGTAAGATTAGTACCGTGCGTAAAGGCGGTGCTATAAAGCGTAGGAAAAAGAAATAGGGAGAATATGCTATAGTTAAGAACTCAGACCCACGACTTGCTAGGGCAGGTGTTGCAGGATATAATCGGCCTATGGGCAAATAAAGTTAGATGGCTCTTCGGCCTATTGCGACAATTGGTAATCCTGTCTTACGCAAAAAAGCTAAACCTGTATCTAAAAATAAAATTCGCACTATGGAAATGCGAACGCTTATTAAGGATATGCAGGAAACAATGCAAGCCGCCAAAGGAATTGGATTATCAGCCCCCCAAATTTCTGTGTTAAAGCAAGTAGTCGTTATTAAGATTCCACATGAAATTGAACCACATTCGGTATGGACTAAGCCCTCTGACTATATCTTAATTAATCCTAGAATTACAGATATAGCGCATGATACAACTAGCTTTTGGGAAGAGTGTTTAAGTGTTCCTCATTTAAAAGGATTTGTAACTAGGCCAAAACATATTACCGTAGAATATTTAGATCAAGAAGCAAATGAATGTAGTCTTAAGTTAGAAAATTTTATGGCGACTGTCTTTCAACATGAGATTGATCATTTAAATGGTAAACTCTATATTGACTATATAGATGGATTGCCTTATATAAACTAAGAAGGAGATAGTATATGGTTAAAAGTTTGCCAATAGGTACAAAGCCACCTCAAGGTGGTGGTAGATCAGACGTACCAATAGTACCCAAAGGAGGAGGAAGACGACAACCTATTAAGGTAACACAAGCATCATCTATACCTTCTTATGCTACTATATTAGAAGCACTGGGGATTATAAATTCACGCCTACTTCATTCAATGGGAGGAGGACTAGATGATGACCGTCCGTGGAAGCCAGAAAATCCTACTGACGTAGCAGGTGCAAAAACTGCAGTGCAAAGAGCAAGCGAAACATCAGAAGGAAAAGCATTAATTGCTAGGGCCAGAGAAGAACTTGGACTAGGGTCGCAGACAAGAGTAAAAAAGGGTGGTGTAGTACGTAAAAAAGGTCAGATAAAAAACCCTAGAGAATTTGTACGTGGTGGAATGTATAGAGGTAAGCCTCATGCTTATGCAGCCGGTGGACGAGTCATGGATAACAGTAAACGCAATAGACGAAGTAGAGCCAGAAAGAGCTAAGTATAATCTATTAAAAAAGAATACTAGAAGGAGGAAAAAATAATGCCAATAGTTAAATTCCCATATACTGAAAAAGGTGAGCGAAATGCAAGAGCTGCCGCTAAAGAATATGATGGTACGTATGTAGCTGATCCAAAGGCTAAAAAGCCGGATGGTATGAGTGTAGTAATTGCAGTAGGTTCCGCAAAGAAAAAGTCCCCCGCTAAAAGGAAACGCAAAAAGAAGGCATAGATTTTATGAATCGTAACCAACGTAAAGCAAGAGCAAAACAGGAAAAGAAAAATACTCAAAAGAAACAAACAACTAAAAAGGTATATGATCCTTTAGATAATAGTAACGAACAACCATTTAAGGAACATATGCTTCATATGAAAGAGGCCCATGATGTCGGGCATCTTTTATGGTTACTAAATACCGGAAGGCTTGTTCGTCCTCATCACCAGCATCCTGAAGGAGCATTAAATTTAAATTTACCATTTGACGTAATTCAAGAAACGTATTATAATACTGATCCAAATATTGTAGTAATTGATGACTTTATGAATTTGGAAGCTTTACAAAAGTTAAAAGAATATTGTTTAGAATTTCCTTTTTGGAACACGATTTATGGTAGAGGATATTTAGGTGGATTTAGAGAGAGTGGTTTTAGCCCGTCTGCTCTATCTACTTTATCTCTCGAAATGATCCAGAATATGCCGAAAGTATTTGACAATACAAATAAGCGTAATCTGTCTCAGATGTGGGCATTTAAATATGAATCCAAATGTCCCGGTATTGATATTCATGCAGACTTTGCAGCTATTAATGTTAATTTTTGGATTACACCAACAAAGGCAAATAGAGATTATGACAAAGAAAAAGATGTCGGTAAAACAGGTGGTATGTGGATTTGGGATACAGGCGCTCCACCTGATTGGGATTTTACCCGCTATAATGGTGACGACAAAACGGAAGTTATTTCCTATTTAAAAGAGCACGACGCCAAAGCTATTTATATTCCCTATAAGTATAATCGGTGTGTTATGTTTGATTCTAACTTATTTCACAAGACAGCAGATGTGAACTTTTTTCCGGGCTTTGACAATAAAAGAATAAATGTAACGATGCTATTTGGACAACGAGAGAATACAGGAGTTGAACCTCAAGATATGTTAGAAGCAAACGAATTACGTAAACAAACATCTACACCTGTTTTAGATATGCTAGAACAGAATGAACAGATATAGATATGGCAACAGCAACAGAAGTCCAAACGGAGTTAATAGCCCATGAACGAGAGTGTTCTATCAGAGCGGAATCAGTCCAACGTCAACTTGATTCATTAACCGGACGAATAAAACGTCTTGAAGCCTTGATTATGGGATCAACTGCTACCCTTATTCTAGGATTTGTGACTGTACTATGGAAGATATAATATGAGAGAATTAACTACAAAACAGCAAACATTTTTACAAGTTCTGTTTGGAGAGGCAGAAGGAGACTACAGACAAGCGAAAACTTTAGCTGGTTATAGCGATACAACTAGTGGAATGGATGTAGTTCGTTCCTTAAAAGATGAAGTTCTTGAGTTGACTAGAGAATATTTAGCTTTAAATGGACCTAGAGCCGCAAGAGCAATGATTAATGTCTTAGAACGTCCTTCTGAATTGGGTAATCAACATCGACTAAATGCCGCAAAAGAACTCTTAGATAGAGTAGGGATTCATAAGACCGATAAGGTTGAAGTTACTGCACCTAGTGGCATTATGATTTTACCGCCAAAAAATAGTCATGCCGTATAAAGTAGGCGATTATGCAAGATTTCATAGTAGTGCTCGTATGAAAAAAGAACGAGTAGTACGAAATAGAAATAGACGAGCTGCATTACGTACAGGTGCAGTACGAAAAGGTGATGGAAAACAAATTGATCATATTGATGGTAATCCTAGAAATAATAGTCGTTCAAATCTAAGGATTATTTCTGGTAGAGCTAACCGACAAAAACAATAATGTATGAACTTGGTTATTTTAAAATGCCTGATCCAGTTGGGCTAAAAGACGATAATGAATGGTTAGAGATACCTAGAATTAGT